GAGATTCCAATCTACTCAATAGGCCTTTGAGATAGATTGTGGTAGATCCCTAAATACTTCTGTTACAATTTTAGCAGCAGGGACTACATTTTCTTCAGGTACATCAAATACAATTGAGTCATGGACAGTTGAGATGAGCTTACCATCTAACCCTGAATCCATCCAACGAGCAGCACAACTCACTCTAGCAACAGCCATAACATCTGCACCACAACCCTGATTAATATGATTACAGATGTCAGGAATATTCCACTCAGGCCCACGAGAAGTAGCCCTTTGTGTGTGTTCGTGCACTCGACCGAAGGGGCTTGTGTGAAATCCCTTTGTCGTGACCTCTTGTATGTATTTGATGTGGGTGGCGTTGAGTCCATAATACTTCTCGAAGAAGTTATCCAATACACGTTGCCAATACTTCACATTGGTTGATACTGATGCAAAGTCTGGATCACGTGCATAGGCAAATGCTGGGCCTCTATAAATTGCTCTGAACAACAGAATTTTTGCTATTAGTCTAGATGGTAGTTTAAAGTCAAGGACATTCTTTGTGTGGATGTCATTTAGCTTAGGGTTATCACAAAAGGCTAACCACTCTGCTATTCCATTCTTATCCTGACTTAGGAAGAGATAGGAAATCCACTCCAGCTAAAGGGACTTCGCGTCCGCGTTTACGATAGCTAAGTCCTTACTCCTTTCTCACAATCCCATTTGTTAGATTTTTGCTTATTCCATTGTGCAGGAACTACTTGTAGATTGTGTTCTACATGTAGGCCACAGACTTGCTTATGAACAAGTGGAATAATATGGTCTACTTCATATCGCACACCAGTAAGTTTTGTTAGCTTTTGAGCCTCAATATAAAGCTGTTTTATGTTGTCTTTTTGCTCTTTTGTTAACCATGCAGGGGTAGCCTCTCTGTGTCTACGTCTACGCGCATTACATATCACCCTGTACACTTCAGGATTTTCTTTTTTGTAATTGTCTTTATGTCTTCTTTTTTCTTCAATAGGTCTAGCTGCTGCTCTTGCTATAACTGCATCTTTATTTCTTTCGTAATAACGTCTACCAGCAGCTTTTGACGCTTCCGATTTAGGTAAGGCTTTACGGCGTTCATTATCCGTAACCCAATCTTCTTTCATACATTCAACACAACACCCTTTTGTTTTTCGCGGTGCTACGTGCCCGCGCGAACAAGGTTTACCAGTAAAGTAATATTTAGCACCAGTGCGTTTAGCTTCTTCTCTTGTAGTAGGATAATTCATGGTTTTCTCCGTATGTGTATTTGACACGGGTAATCATACTACAAAAAGAAACCCGCGTAAAGCGGGTTTCCTAAATCAACTAAGTGTTTGATTTACAAGCTTATGCGCCTGCTGAACCATACATTCCGAGCGGATCCGACCAGCCGAAAGAATAACGTTCTCGCGCTTTGTATCTCATGTTGCCTGTATCAAAGTCCGAATCTGATGAAGTTACAAGAGATTGACGCACGAAATGTTTCAAACCGTTTGGTACATCAGTGGTTAAGAACCAAGCGTTGTTATCCGTTAAGAAGTTATTGATAGTATAACCTTCTGGGATAGAACCATTGTTTTTTAACGCGTTGATGTCGTTATCGGTTGTACCTACACGTTGCTCTGTTTCGAGCAAACGAGTTGCAACGAATTGAAGCGCAGGTGGAACAATCAATTTTTTAGGTTTAGCAGCAATCAACAAACCACGTTCATCAGTCCACTGTGCGATTTGAATAACAGCCGCTTCTAAAGAAGTTTCGTTTAAATCAGCAGGAGTTGATGGGATGTTTGAGTTTGAACCGCCAGACACTAATGGATGCGCAGATGAGAACAAGCCTACGCCGTCACCGCCAGTATATGCAGAGTTGAAGCCGTTGTTTAAAACAGCTGCCGCTTTTACTTGCTTTGTGTATGCCATAGCACGAGCCAACGCTTTTGTATAACGAGCAGACAATGAGTCGTACAAGTTATCTTCTACAGCTTCTTCAGTTAATGAGAAGCCAAGAGCGATTGTTTCGTGGTTATAGCGTGCAGTCCAAGCTTCTTGACCAGCTTCATATTGAATAGCAGAACCCTCGTTTTTAACTGCCGCTGCAGCAAAACCAGAAAGTTTTGTTTCTTCTTCAAATGAACGCTCAGAAGATTCGATTTCATAAATTTCTTTATGTTGTTCACCGTAACGTGCGTACTCTAAACCGAATAACGCGTTAAGGCCCGGTAATAACTCTTTTAATAGCTGTGCTCTAGAAATTGCCATTGTTTATTGCTCCTTAAGCGCCGTAGTATGAATGAATACCAAAGTTAATTTTAACTAGTACTTCTGGGTACTGAGTAATAACTAAGGTTGCAGAGGCTGGGATAGTTACACCTGAAGCCGCGTTCATAACAAGAGATGTTGCGCCAACAGCATAGTTAGCTGTTAAGAACGAACCTGTTTGAACTAATTGACCGTTAGGTGCAATGAAAGCCACATCAGAACCAATAACTAGCGGAGAAGTCAACGCAGGGACAGTAATAGTTGTCGTTGTTGTTGAAGTGCTAGGGACAGAAGTAACAACAGCTGTTTCAGGTACCATATCAACAATACGATACGCTAAACCTGTAGTAGGTGTTGCAGAAGGTGTAACAGCACCCACAGTAGAGTTACCTGTGTTTACGTTAGCCGCAGAATCTGCGCCAGCAACATTTAAGCCTACTAAAGCTTGTGAACCTGAAGTAACCGTACCACCAGCTGCAGACAACATAACTACTTTAAAAACAGTATCTGGGTCGTCAGTAACAATAGCTTCTGCATCACCAGCAAGTGTGCCCGCAGGCCAATACTGAGAGAATAACTTTTGTTTAGTAGTTGGGTTAGTGTAAGAGCAGCCCAAGAAAATACCAGTAATCTGTTTGCCTGTAGTTGCCGCCGCAATAACAGCTCTAGTAATAGTACCAGACGCAATTACAACAGGGTCACCATAACCGATATTAGTATTGTATCCGTATTGAATAGGGATGTTACGAGTAGAACCCGCAAAAACTTGACCCCCGATTAAATTTACAGGTTTTAACCCGTAAGGGGCTTGTACTGTAGGATAAGCCATTTTAACTCCTAAAATAATTAATTAAGTACGTTTGCCAAAGGTCACCTTCGAGCTTCTATCTTTAAATATTGGCATACGTGGATCGCTTTGACGCATTAAATTATTATCTACAGCTTCCGCCTGTTGGTTTGTCATGTTCGCATAGTATTCGGTGCGTTGTTCAACAAACTCAGTTGGAGTCTTACAGAGTAATAATCCGCCTATTTCAATGTTGTCTTTAAAACGACTATTGGGGTCGGCTAACAGTCTAAATTTAGGTTGTTCGTTCAACGCTACAGCTTCCCATCCTTCTCTGAGTTTGGCAGCTAAGTTGCTTGGGTCAGCATTGTTAAGTGTTGAAATACGAATCCATCTGTACGAATACCCAGCCTCTTTGTCAGGCTCTGGGAGCAACTCTGGAGGCATCCACTGCTTGGGACGTTCAGTAAGCGCTCTGGTTTCTAATTCACGAGTAGTTCTTGCATTTGTATTATCTGCCATTTTGGTTCTCCAAGTCTAAAACCGCTTTCGCGTATTGTTCCGGTGTCAATCCCAGCTTTTTTGATAGGCTGATTTGAGTCGGAGTTAATTTTACCTTCTTTGCTGATGTACTTCTCGAAGCGGGTGCAACGACATTTGATGGTTTACCCCGATTGGATTTTCTATCACCAGAATCCCCAAAATACTCACTATCGTTAAATCGTTTACGCATCGTTTTGTCCAACGCGTTGTAATATTCTTTTGAGCCTACAGGGACACCTTCATCCACTAATTTGGCGTGTAATCCTAAAGCCGCACTGGTCATTTCTTTGTCTTTACCAAACCAAGGATTTTTATCTTGCCAGTCCAACGCCTTTTCGTCAGGCTGTGGGACTTGTGGCGCTACAGGGCGATGTAGTCTCTCTTGCGCCTGTTGTACCTCATAATCAGGTGTTTGTAAAGAGCCTGTACGCATATTATGTGCTTGAACCAATTTTAAATTGGCAATTTGCATTTGCTCTTGGGCTTCTACAATCCCATCAGCGTCACCCATTTCATAGGCTTCTTTATATGCACGCTTTGCGTCTTGTAATTCTTTCTGTGCTAAATGCTGTACATTGGTAATGTATTCTTTCTCACCATTACCAAGTACTTGGTTAACACGTTGGTTTTCTTGAAGCAATCGTTGCGCTACCGCAACAGCCTCTCTATGTTCACGTTGAGCCGCTTCTTTTTCTCTACGCTCGTCATGATAGACTTTGCGCATTTGTTTTAGGCGCTGTTGAGCTTTTTCATCATATGAGTCTAATTCATCTTCTTCCAGCTCATCAACAATGTGTTTGGGCATTGGTTGACGACCACGATCTTCCTCTGGAGTATCGTCTTCAATTTCAATCTCAATATCACTATCGTCATATTCGTCTGGAAATTTATATTCTGTTCTTTCAAAATCTGCCATAGTCTTGTCCTATTTTCTTGATATACCGCGTGGGTCGAGTACAACTGCTTCTACCGTATCGTCATTAATAAGGCGGAATTCTCTACCATGAATAAGTAAGCGTGAACCTGAGTTAGGGCGAACTAAGATAAAGTCACCTTCTTTACACCACGGGCCGCTTGGGAATTTGTTTTCGTCTTTGTAGGCTTCTGGACCTATCTTGACTACAAATAGTACAGTTGTAAGTACTTCTTCATTACGCAGGGTTATGTCGGCTTTTGCGATACCGCCTTCATATTCTTTATCTGCTTCTGGGATTGCGCATAGGATTCTGTATCCTGATGGTATGGGGAGTTGCGTTGCTTTTTCTTCATTAGTAGCTTCTGTTTCGTAGCTACCAACTATTTGTGGATTCTTGGGGTTTGACCCAATTAAAATCTTGGACATTTTGTTTCCTGTTTGTGGGAGTAAAATATGCCGTCTTTCCGTGCTGTCATCAAGGTTTTAAGCTCCTCTCCCAAGCTTTAAAAAACCACCCCGCCATTGATAAATTGCCAAAAATAAAAGTGTGGGGTGGCCGTGTTTTCTAATCTTCTAATTTGTCCTTCATATCTAGGACGTATCCGCGAGCTGTTTGAAGCCCCCGAATTTCACCGCACATCTGTTTATATACTTCAAAAGACTCAATGCGCTCAGAACAAACTGCATCCTTTAATTGCATGACTTTCTCATCGATATGCTTAATTACTACATCAAATGCGTCCATTATTCTTCACCTTTCTTAGGTTTCTTTGAGGGTTCTTTTACCTCTCCCCCTTTAGCAAGCGCTTGTTCTTTTTGATGCGCACGGTTTATCTCAGCTTGATGGCCTTGATGCGCTACATCTAGTACCTTATGTTGTTGCTTATGACTACGTTCAAGTGCGTTTTGATAGGCTTGGTGAGCCATATCTTCTGCTTTCTCTGTCTGTGCACGTTCGCGCTCAAGCATTCCTTGATAAGCCTGATGAGCCAAACTCATCTCAGTTTCAGTCTTTTTAGCCGTAATTTGAGCCGCATCTTTTAAAGCTTGGACCTGCGTTTTGCGCTGCTGGTCTTCTTTCTTCATCGTCATATCAGCCGCATTTCTAAGCGCTTCTACTTGCAGTTTCTTCTCGTCATGAGTTTGTTTACCTTTATCAAGCGACTGTTTAACACCTAGTTGCGCTGCATTTTTAAGAACGTCAATCTCACGTTGTTTATCTGCTGTCGCTGTTTGCGCTGCAATTCGCTCACGGTCCACTTGTATCTGCTGCATCTTAACTTGAATCTCGGCTTGGTCTCTCTGCGCTTTGTTTTGAATCTCTTGCGCTTTAAGCTGAAGTTCTTGCATCTGCATCTGAATAAGTGGGTCTTGCGCTTGTTGCTGCGCTTTCTGTTGCGCTGCGCCAGCTTGGTTTTGCTGTAATAGTTGAGTAGCTGCTTGTGCAAGTAGTGGAGCTAAAGCCGCTTCTACTTCTGGGTCTTGCTTCATATCCTCGCCGTCATCATCCTCTTGTGGAGGCATCTGCATACCAAGTTGTACTTCAACGTCTTTTCTATACTGGAACCCTAAATGCTCTGCTACATGAGACATTACAGTTGCTTGAATCTGTGGAAGCAGTGGGTTACCTTGCAGCGTACCCATAATTTTAGGGTCTTGCATCATCGCCATATGAACGGCAATATGTGCATTATGGTCTTGGTTGAGGAACGCTTTTACGGGCTTAAGTCTAAGAATGTTTTGATTCTCAGACACTGGGTCAACAGGGAACTTATCTTCTTCTAACGGAACCAGCTTTTGTGCATCTTTAATCCCGAGAGCGTCAAGCATCTGGCGGTGAAGAACGGGCAAATTGTAAAGTTGAGGTGCGCCTTGCGCAAGTTGTAAAACCGCTTGGTACTGTACGATTTTCTGAGCCATCGTAGACGCATTAGGGTCAGATACAGGAATAACTTCTGTGGTCTCGTAATCAGACTTTTTGGCTTTTCGACTTCCTTCTTCAGGTTCATAATCGTAATCCTCTGGTGCGTAAGCTGCAATAATCCCTTTTAGGAGACCAAGCTCTTGCTTCATCGAGTAATGTACACGCGCTTGAACAGCAGTAATAACTTTAAGTGTACGCTCTAAAATAGCTAGTGTAGTACCTACAGGCGCTTGCCCTGACATATCAGATACTTGCAAATCAGCTGCGTTAGCAAACCGTCTACCTTCTTCTACTATCTGGTTAAGTAATGCCATCAATGTTTGTGACGGCTCTTTATAAGGAAGTGGTAGTAAGTTATCTCGAATTGTACCACTAGGTACATCTACATCGCGCCACTCTCCAGGAGAGATAGGCGTGTCATCACCTTTAATACGCATACCACGAGCTTTAAACCCGCCAGGCAAATTACTTAATGTTCCTGCATCAACCAGTTGTCTAATAAGAGAAGTACCGGACTTAGCAAATGCGCCAATAAGATGAATAAGGCCAAAGCAATAAAAGCCAAAGCCAGGGACATACCCATAATGAACAAAATGTTGTCGTTTGGTGTAGGTTTCATCATCAGGCTCCCAGTTACGTCTAATAGATAAGATTTCTTGGCTTCCTTTTTCAATTGTCACTACATAAGGCAGTGCAATCCCTGTCTCTTCACCATTTTCATCTGTATGTTCAAACCCCGGTAAGTCAAGGTCAACGTGCATTTCAAGCACTTTGTAGCGGTCATCTGACGTTGCGCTAAAACCCATTTTCTCAGCAATCTTCTTCTCAACATCATCTAATTGACCACTAGGCTCACCTAAGTCAACGTCACGATAGAACCCAGCTACTTGAAGCCTACGCATATCGTTTTCAGTTTTACGCATGATGTGAGTCACACGTTCTGCTGTTTCTAAATTAGACGCGCCATAAGGCACAACCATGTCTTCAGCAGGTACAAATAGTGATGTTTGGCGGTTTAACCGCGGGTCAAAATACACTTTCTTAAACGCATTACCCGATAACCCAAGACCCCAGAGCATCCGCTCATGCTCAGGTCTGTACTCAGTCATCACATCAAGTAGCTGATGGTTCATGTCATCTTGGACGCGTGTCGCCGCTTCCTTCTTGTTAGCGGTCTCTTTGCCGATTATGCGTGTCTTAACAGGGCCTGCTGATGGGAATGTCGCCATCATAGTTTCAGCTTGAAACTTAACCAACGCTTCACTTAATAGGGGGTGATGCACGCCACACGCGCCGTCCCAAGGCTCAGTCCGCTCCTCAATCTTCATACCGAGTAGCTCTAAACCATCCGTGTAGGTCGTAATCCAATCTTTACGCGAAGCTACGTCATCATCAAAGTCAGACAGTAAATCCGATGCAATAGACGAAAGCTCTCCATCATCTAAGAGTTCAGCCAAGTTCTCATCGAACTCTTCATCCGTCTCATCTTTAGGGTCGAAGTCAATCTCCATCCCACCCATTGCAATATGCAACGACTCTGGGTCTTCAATCTCTATCTCAATATCGGGTTCTTCTCCGCCAAGTAAGGACTCAAGTCCTAGCGGTGCTTGGTTTAGGCTTTTATCAAACATTTAGGTTCTCTGCTGTTGTTAGTAATACGCACTACGTCTAGACCGCCCTTTAAACTCTCGCTCAGGTTCTGGCTCATCCAAATTAGTTGAAATAAACCCACCTTTTCTAAACCTCGCCATCGCCATAGACACGGTATCCACATAGTCATCATGTTGCCCTGCGGGGAATGACGCTACCTCTTCAATAACTTCATCCGCAAAACGTGTGTTCGGTGCCCATACTCTACCAGAGTGGAATAAGTCTGCAACAGCATTGAGCCTAGATATCTTATCGTTTCCTCTTGTAGGCGTGAATTCCATCACTGGAATACCCATTGCCCGTAGCTCATATATAAGTGGCGCACCAGATGCTTTCTTTTCAACAATTATACTATCAGGTTGCCAATAGTTATAGTCATCTAACACAACTTGCTTAAGCTCAGGAAACTCATACCGCCCACGTTTTGCATCAAGCATAATAATATTAGCCTGCATCTTACCATCTTCATTGTCTTGGTAGAACACACCCCACACAGTACACGCACTATAGTCAGCCCGCTGATGTTTCTCAAACGCCGTATCCCAAGTCATCAATATAAAGTCTGTAGGTGGTGGGTCTTCGTTAGTCCATTTCTGCCACCACTCTCTTTTAACTATCGCACCCTCTTCAGAGGTCGGGTCTTGCTGATACTGCGCCTGCCACTTGGACACGTCAATCGCTTCGCGTGTTGCCTCAAGCTCTTCAAGACTCCAAAACTCAGGCCACAGCGGTTTACCCGATGGCAATATGGCAGGGAACTCAACTACTTTCCAATTCTCGTTGCCTCTCTGCGCCGCCGCCTCAAGCACCTGCCCAGTTAAGTCACGCTTTGACCACCGAGTCTGAATTATGATTATGGCTCCGCCAGGCTGGAGACGCTGACGCGGTCCAGACGTGTACCACTCGTACACTTTATCGTAAATCTCAGGATTACTTGCAGCTATCGCCGCTTCTTGCTCACTGTGCGGGTCGTCAATTATTAGCAGGTCAGCACCTTTACCGGTTACTGCACCGCCCACCCCGATAGCAAAATAGTCACCTCCTGCACTGGTGTTCCACCTACCCGCCTATTGAGGAAGAGTTTGAAGAGGTAGACGATGAGTAAGTTAGCTCACATACCCCCATCAGATAAAGAGCGCTTAGCGGAGCTTGTGCGGGAGCTTACCCGCA